CCAAATGGATATTGAAAAGAATGCCCTTTTTCTTTAAAATCAGTAAATTGAATACTACTTTTATAAGTGGCATTACACTCTTTCATCCAATCAGAATCTTTAAGTCCAACCGTATCCATAAAGAAATTAATTCTTGCAATAGTTGATTCTCCCACTCCTACTGTAGGAATATTGGGTGATTCTACTAATGTAATATTTAATTCTGGAAATTGTTTTATTAATGCTGATGCTGACATCCATCCGGCAGATCCACCACCGACGATACAAACATTATTTATTCTCATTCTCTTCTCTCATACGTCTGAGCATATACGTGTAATAGCGTTCTTGTTCTCTTGGTTTTGCAATTTTAATGGTTGGATCTGGTTCTTTTTTCATAAATTCAAATTCTAGCTGCTCTTCTACAATGTAAACCATCTTGGTGTCTCCCTTTTTGTCCAAACCATTTTAAAATTATCTTTTTTAGTTTTATAATATAATTGATATGACTTTACTGGATCATGTTCAAAAATACATTCTGGATTATTTTTCATAGCTAAACGAAATGGAGATCTAAGACCATTTTCAATATTTTTTGGTGGAATCTTAAGTGGTAGTTCCAGCTTGGTAAATGTAGAATGCACTTTGCCATATCGAAACTGATATTCTTTGCATAAAGCAAAGAAATGATCGTAAAGCCATCTATAATTTGCTACATTTTCTCTGGTCCATATTGTACACGGGTGATTTATATGTACTGCTTTATATAGCAAATCTTCTAACTTTGGATGCGGATGAGCATAATATTTTAGCATTCTTCCAGTTTTGGAAGGTCGCAATTCCATAGAACCATCTAACAGCCTATGAGCTGTAGATAGCATTTGTGCTGATTCCACAATCATTTTTACAACGTGTTTATCACATTGCATTTGTGCTGATTTCACAGGGTCTTCTGATAATATAAAGATATTCATATAATTTTATCCTCACTCTATATAGTATATATTATATCACAATAGAGTGAGGATGTAAACAGCTTTATGCTGCTTTTGACGATAAAGTTTCCTCCAGCTCTTCTATTCTTGATTTCATATAATCATGCTTCTTTTGAAGCATATACGCTTTTTTACTATTACCCCTATTTTCATGTCGTCTTATAAAATACTCCATTTCTCTACAGTCTCGCTTTAATCTTTCTACTTGTGATCCAAACATTGTACATTCCTCTGTATAATTAACTCTTTGAGAATTTTTACGGGTACGAATAGTAGAACCTCCTTTTTAAAAATAAAAAAGGACCAGTCACTCTATGGTGACGGTCCCGTTAAGTTTATGAGTAAATAAATATCCTCATAACCTTATTTATAAAAATTAGGTGCTCAAGAGTAATTAATTGCTACAGAAATTCTATCTTTTGTACTTTTATTTATTTTTACCATATGTTGCATATATGATCTAAAAATAATTAGTCCATTTTCTTTTGGCGGATAGTTTACTTGGTCCATTGTATAAAAGTTTGGCTCTTTAACATCCTTCAAATTATTAGCATATCCCCTTGGATTTTCAAAAACAAGATCTCCGCTATTTCCTGGAGCCTTCAAATAATATACGGCACTAAAAATGCTATTTGGATGATTATGATGTTCTTGCCAGTTTCCCGCACTAGAAATATTAATCCAAGCTCCATCTATATTATACCTAGCACTACAACCCAAATTACCAGCAAATGCATGAACTTGGTCTGTGATATGCTTAATTAAAAGAGAAAACTTATTTTGATTTTGTAAATCATCTCCATAAGTAGTATAGATTTCGCAATTCCACTTATAACTTTGATCTGGAATATTCGATTTTAATCTATAACATTCATCTACTAATTCATTTTTATAATTATCAGAAATTAGATCCTCTACTTTATAAATTGTAGATGGAAATAATAAATCAATATCTGGCATTTTATTCTCTAATTAATCCTGGAAATGTTTCTTCAATTAACTTTTTAGTAATACCTGAATAATATGCTGAATTATTCGATTTAATAAACTTTTTGTCTTTCATTTTTATAAGCAATTCACCTTCTTTAGGATGAATATTCTCTAAAATATTAATAAACATTTTTTCGCGTTTTGGTGCAGACATATTTTCACCAGGCCCGCCTTTAATAAAATATTTAAATCTTTTAGTTTGATTGAATAAAGAATTTCTAGAATATCCCATTTTTTCTGGATCACTGTGTGGAGGGTTACCTTCAGGAAGAATAAATTGAATACTATCGTCCATAGCACCTCGTAAAATATCACGTAATGCTAAATGGTTATTTTCTTGAAGGATTTTAATTTTTTCTTCTTTATTTTTAGCTTCAGCTGCTTTTTCAAGAATCTCATGAATCATAAGTCTCATTATATGAATTCCTCTACGCTCTCAATTAATAATTTACAACGCTTTTTAATTAGGTAATTTAGTACCTTAGATTTATGCGCTATTTTCTGGTTATCAAATCTATTTATAATATCAGCTTTTAAGTTTTCTGGAGTTTCAGCTAAGTCAATAAGCTTCTTATTACGACAATAATTTCTATAAATTTCTTCAGTCATTACTGATTGAAGATCTTCAGCATTTTCAAGATAGTGTTCTATCTTTTTCTTAGTCATGGGCGATTGTCGTAACCCATCCACAAAAGTATTATCACCGCTAAGGATATTAGGTACTCCATCACTTGAATCTCCTTTTAAGATTTGTTCAAATAGATACCGGCGAGGGTTAGAGTCTTGAATAAACTTTTTAGTCATAGGTGAAAATTGACGAACATTATTATATTTTTGCAACTGAATAAAGTCTTTATCTGCTGACACAATCATAACTTCGTCATGTTGGCCAAACTCTTGAGTGTTTTCTACAAGAGTGCCAATAATATCATCAGCTTCGCAACCATCAATTTTAAGAGTTTTATATGGTAGATTATCACCGATTTCTTCAAATACTAAATTAATAATACGAAAGATTTCATTCCAATCAAGAGGTGATTCATCACGACCATCACGCCGCTTAAATTTATATTGTGGAAATGCATCTCGACGCCAGTTTGAAGAGTCTGTGGCAATAACCATTTGACCATATTCTTTACGAAACTTTTTATTGTACATACGAATAGAATTCAAAATCATATGTCGAATCATATCTTCTTGTATGTCTAGCTTTTGAGTAATAATATTTGCAATAGCAATAGCATTGTAGTCAATAATAATCATATTTCACCTTTTTCATAATTAATAATATTATATCACATTATTAATGAATTGTAAACTACTTTATTCATCTTCTGTTGGAAATACTTCTTCGCGTTTGGCATCATTTATTTCTTTGATATGCTTAATTACCATATGCATTTCGTCCATTGGCTCTTGCAAAAAGTGTATCTTTCCATCAACTCTATACATCATTGCTACAATTAAATTCATAAGCACACCCATATCTTTTACAAGTGTAAGATCTTTCAATGGGTGATAGCCACGAACCGCCAACGTATTAGTAATATCATCCATTGCAGCATAAGCAATTTCTTCATAATATTCTCGAGCTCTTTCTAAATCTTCTATTTTTTCTTTAGTAGATTTTAACTCTTCTTTTCTATCTGGAAATTTAATAATGTTACCATCAGACATTTTGCATTCCTCTCACATGTTTTGCGTGAATTTTACATCCAATGAATTCATTATAATATTCGTCACTAAAAAGAACTTCTCTGTCAAATTGCTCTTTTGCCTCGAGATATGACATTTGTCCTTTAGTATTACATAAGTGTAATATTTCTCTAGTAAAATTATTACGGCCATGCGATTCTACAAGTAGTTTTACTTGCTCACTAGAACCAAAATAATCTTTCCAATCAGATTCTTTTTTAGAGATACGGCGCCGTGTTTTACCTTTTAATGGAGGCAATTTGCGCGTAGCCCAGAAATTCTTTTTACCAACATATTTTTTATCATTTGAAAGGTCAGTTATAAGATAAACAAATCCAACATATTCTTCAATTTGCTCTGATTCAAATAACTGACCTTTGTATGTCCATTGATCCATAAATATACCATATTATTGCTTTATGGTACTATTTATTCATACTCGTCTTCATCCCATATGGCGAACTCGTCGTCTTCTTCGTATGTGTCAGAAGAAAAATTTAAATCTTCTTTGGTTTCAAACCCACAAAATGGACAAAACTCGGGAATGATACCTTCTTCTTCTGCTTCTTTAGATTTAATTTCGTACTCGATATCGCAGTCTGGGCAAACTACTCTGCTCATATTTTTTTCCTCGTTGGCTGTAAATTAAAGACTTAAACCTTTTAGTGTATTTTCATCTACATCTTGCTTTACACCACCAATAACATAAGAACTAATTTCAGTTTCTTGTGGTGCTACTTGTACATTACCACCACCAATCCATTTTTCAGTCCAAGGCAAAGGATTAGCTTGTGGAACTGAATATGGAGATGGAACTCCGATTGCTTTCATACGTTTATTAGCAACCCATTCAATATAATCATACAATAGTTTAGCATTCAAACCAATCATTGAGCCATCTTTAAAAAGATAATCGGCCCAAACTTTTTCTTGATCCACAGCGTCTACAAACATTTTAATAACTTCTTGTTCGCATTCTTCTTTGATTTGTACAAAGTCTGGATCATCTTTAGGTAGATTCTTAATCATATATGAAGAAGCTGCCAAATGTGTATTTTCATCACGAGCAATAAACTTAATAATCTTGGCATTACCTTCCATCTTTTTGAGTTCTGCAAATGCCCAAGAGCACGCAAATGAGACATAGAATCTTACTCCCTCAAGAATATTAATAGAATTCAATGCAAGCCATAACTTCTTTTTCAAATCATATTTATTAATATTAATATTTTCACGCATTCCTGTTGGGTGAATAATAGTACGTTCACCTTCACCTACTAAGTTGTACCACGAGTTTGCTTCAATACAATCATCATAATATTTTGAAATATCTTTTGCACAATCTACAATCTCTTTAATATTTAGCATCTCATCAAATACTTTTGATGGATTAGCATATACATTACGAATAATGTGTGTATATGAACGAGAGTGAATTGTTTCCATAAATGTCCATGCCATTACCAAAGGCTCAAGCTCTGGTAAAGATGCTACAGGCATTAATGTTTCGGTTGGACCCCGTCCTTGAACGGAATCTAATAGGATTTGTCGTTTTAAGTTTGATGTAAAGATATGTTGCTCATGCTCAGTAAGTGCACGAAAATCTGCTTTATCTTTTGATACGTCAATTTCTTCTGGTCGCCAGAAGAAGCCCAATTGTTTATCAGTAATTTTGTCGAGCTCTGGATATTTCACTTGATCATAACGAGCAATGTCAACACCCTCATCGTAAAACATTTTAGATGTTAGGTGAGACTTTTCCTTTTGCTTAAATACAGATGCCATTTTTTCCTCTTAAATTTTGCATGATTCACAGTCTTCATCGTCTACCATTTCCGTTGGTAGGTCTTTAATTGCAGGGTCATCATTCCATTCGCCTGCGCCATCAAATGTATTATTATAGTACATTTGCTTTCCACCATACTTATAAAAAGTAATCATATCGGTGATGAGTCTTGACATTGGCACTTTGCTATCTTCAAAAAACTCAGGGTTATATGAGCTATTTACAGAAATACCTTGATCGATATATTTTTGTAGTACAGCACAAATTTTAAGATAACCATCTGGAGATTGCTGATCCCATAATAGGTCATACTTATTTTTTAGATGGTGGTATCCAGGAACAACCTGAGCCATTACACCATCTTTAGATTGTTTATATGATACCAAAGCACGAGGTGGTTCAATACCATTTGTTGAATTAGAAATTTGAGCAGATGTTTCTGCTGGCATAAGAGCCATTAATGTAGAGTTACGAATACCAGTCTTTTTTAACTGCTTACGTAAAGCTTTCCAATCCATACGATTTTTATGTTTTACTAACTCGTTTACTTCTTGCTTAAAAGTATCAATTGGTAAAATCCCGTGGCCATATTTAGTTTCCATATTTAGTGGAATGGAACCTTTTTCTTCGGCAAGATCAGCAGAAGCTTTAATTAAGTGATATGACCAAGCTTCAGTATATTCATCAATAGTTTCTAATGCTTCTTCATTATATCTTAAACCACGCTTTGCGAGGAAATAAGCAAGGTTAATAATGCCAACACCAAGAGGTCTACGAGCCATTGTTGAACGCTCAGCTGCTTTAACAGGATAAGATTGATAATCAAGTAAAGCATCAAGACCACGGACAGCAAGGGTACAATACTTTTCAAAGTCTCTAGTATCATTAATTAGTCCCCAATTGATAGCAGACAAAGTACACAGTGAAATTTCACCTTCTTCGTCATTTGCTGAACTCAATGGTTTTGTTGGTAGATCAATTTCACAACAAAGATTTGATTGACGAATTGGAGCAACTTCTGGAAGGAATGCACCATGTGTATTTGCATGATCCACATTCATTAAGTAAATACGACCAGTATCTTTACGTTCAGTTAAAAACTGAGAAAAGACTTCCATTGCTGGCATAACCTTTTTACGAATAGATGTCTTACGCTCATACATTTCGTAAAGTTCTTTAAACTTATCTTGATCGGCATAGAACGCATCATAAAGATCTGGTACTTCATCTGGTGAAAAGAAGGTAATATTGCCACCAGTCAAAAGACGTTCGTACATCACTTTATTAAATTGAAATGCATAATCCATATGGCGAACACGAGTTTCTTCAGTACCTTTATTATTTTTAAGTACAACTAAATCTTCAAACTCATAGTGCCAAATTGGGAGATAAACTGTAGCTGCACCACCGCGAACACCGCCTTGTGAACATGATTTTACTGCAGCTTGAAAATATTTTAGGAATGGAATAAGTCCGGTATGAACAATAGATCCATCACCAATTTTAGATCCTATTGCTCGGATCGATCCCGCTCCGATACCAATACCCGCTTTCTTTGAGATATATCGCACAATTGAAGTAGATGGAGCATTAATGGAATCGAGACTATCGCCAGATTCAATAAGTACACAACTGCTAAATTGTCGGGTAGGGGTGCGGAGACCAGCCATAATAGGAGTAGGTAGAGAAATATAAAACTGTGAAATAGCATCATAGAAATCCTTCACCCATTTCATACGGGTGTCCTTTGGATAATCTGCAAATAGAGTCGCAGAAATCATCATATATGCCATTTGCGGAGTTTCGTAAATTGTTTTTGTTCGACGATCTTGTACAAGATATTTGCCACGAAATTGTTCCATAGCAGCATAAGTAAAGTTATCATCTCTTTCATGACGAACATAAGAATCTAAAGTTAAGAAATCATCACGATTGTATTTTTGCATGATGTCTCCATCCCAGACGCCACGACTAATATTTTCAATTAATAGTTCTAGTAATGATTTTGGTTCGTAATCACCATAAACTTCTTTACGTAATTTATAGTTAATAAGTCTTGCTGCCACCCATTGATAATTTGGAGTTTGTTCTGAAATAAGTTCAGCTGCGGATTTTATTAAAAGCTCATGAATATCATATGCTTTAATTTTGTCATATAATTGAATATTAGCTTTTAA